GCGCAAAATGCATTTTGCGCCAAAAATATACCCCTTAGGGGTATATCTTATATTATATCCAGGCAGTATCAATGTGTTCCTGCCATACTTGGCGACCGTGATTATCCAAGAATACAATAGTATGTACCTTTTGATTGCGAAGAAAATCACAATCTCGAATGGAAAAATATGGTCCCCATTCTGACTTAAAATCCTTTCCGCCATCCCAGTCGGCCTTATTAGCAACACGACCAAACGCACCACGAGCAATTAAAGTTCCAGACATTATATACCCCTTGTCATTACCACCACAAAAGCCAACGGAAGGAAAGCCAACAAAGCCACGATTATAGGCCCCAGATTCATATGTTCCTCCAAAATCCAATTATATTGGCAACCATGAAAAACCCATTCAAAACCCCTAAACTCCAGTTGCGAGTTTTGAGGGCAACCCATAACCATGATCCAGCACCTATTAAGAAAAGGGTATAACCCCCAATCATAATACCCAGTGCCACCAGAAAACTACCGATTACCGATGAAATAGTACCAATCCAGCCCAGCATATTATTCTCCCACCCATTCCGCACGGAATTCCTCATATCGGTGAAGAACACCCGCAGCCTTAATGGCTTCGTCCAGTGTAACACCCAGCTTGACCATGAGCCAGGTTTCATAGTAGGAATCGAATTCCCCAGCGTAAAACAGATCATCGAATTTGTCTTCAGTCATTCTCTAGTTCCTCGTTGTCAGTGGTGACAGTATAGCACGACTTCACCCCAGCCCTGTCAAGCCCACACGTGCCGAGGGGTCTTTACAGATCGGTGATCGTTGTCTTTTTGAATAGCCTTACGGTTGACAGGGCATTAGACCCTGTAGTATAATTTTGGCGCAAATATACCTGGATAATATTATCCAGGTATATTTATTTAATCGTAGATAATAATCTTGTCGGACTCTACATCAATATGTTGAAGGGGATTATCTTGACCATACTCCTCATCATATACCATAACCCGCAAGCCTGGGTCAAATTGCAGCAAGAAGTTAATCAAGTCACCAACAGTATAAATATCTTCTGATTTCATTTTAGCTCCAGGTTTGAGTTACTCTTTTGACTTGAATAACCGGGCATTTACCCTTTAGATTATTACGCAATTCCCACACATCACGCTCACAATCATGTTCATATTGATAGTGAGCGATGGGGACGCCATCAAAATAAATCATCCAAACCATTTTAATTTCCTCAGTCTACATCAGTTTCAGGAGAATACAGGGGACCACAATCAAAACCCATACCACCCAAGTATGTGGACAAATGCCCGCAAAGATCCTGAAAGTTTTTGTCGTGGTGGAATTGGGGATTAAATAACCCGTGTTCAATCATGGCACAGTGTACAAATTCATGGGCAATAACCCCATAAATATTGTAGTCTGATCGGAAAGTTTCCTCGATATTTATAAATATTTTGTGTTTTGAAACCTTACCCTTACGGTATATTGTTTCGCACCAGCCACTATATCCAGCTTCGTCGCCTTTCATGTGAGTTTTGATGACTATTTCCACGGGTTTGACCATGGACAGGCTGGCTTGGCAGGCCTTGATGAGCAGCATGAGATCGGGGTTCATGGGGTCCATTATAGGGGTTGACCTACAATTGTCAATACCCCTTCAGCACCAGGGGTCTTTTAGCCCCGGGGTTGACAAGGGTATTTGGTGGGTGATATAATATTTTCGGCGCGGTTGCAACCGCGCCAAATATATACCCCTAGGGGTATATATTTGTTATTATCTACTACAATAACTGTATGCAGTATAATTATTCATCAGCCAGTCAATAATGTTTTTCTTAGAAGGCCAGTCCTTTGATACCTGATCCCAAGTATGTCCCAAAGACAAAGAAAATGCGACGGTATTATACCAATTATGGTACCATTCTGTTTCGCTGCACTCAGCCCCAAAGTATAACCTCATTTTGTTGTCGATAACATAGAAGCTTTCTACGTTTCCAGAGGTTATGTTGGTCAATTGAATATATACAGCCATGATTTACTCCGTGATGATTCTGTAAAGGGTATCACAATCAATCTCATATTCCCAGCCTGCAATACGGCAAGCATAGTGAATACCCATTTTGTAAACCTCCACCAATTCCATGGCATAATCTACAGCAGCCTTGAGAGTTTCCCGGTTCATTATTTGCTCCAGTCAGAGGGTTTCATTCCAAAGTGGGCCATGATGTATTCCTGGCTATTACTATCGTCACATTGGGCAATACATTCACGAATAATCAATTCCGCGAATTTGGAATAGTTCCATGCATGGTTCATTAAGTGGTCTTCACTGGCACATTGTTTTGCCAGTTCCATAATACGTTCATTCATACCTTATCCCATCCCCGAGGTTGAAAAGCCATTTCGGCTTTAAGGTCACGCATAATCTCGCCCCACATACCTACCATATCATAATGGTCCTCAGTGGGTTCGGCAATATAAGCCTCCATGGCCGACCTGTAGTTACGCAAGGCCAAACCATAATCCCCTTGCAATTCAGTCATGATTATCTCCAGTGAGAATGTCCTCGACCCAGAAAAAGATTGCCATTGTAGCGGCGAATCCGGCCGCCCACAGAATAACTTCAAGCATCACATCCTCCAAGGGTTGTCAGTTCCATGTTTACATTATACAGGGGATCAGCTTCCTGATCAAGCCAGAATTCCATTTCCTCGCGAAATGCTTGGATTTCGGCCGGGGTCATTTCGGGGGGAAAGTAGCTGTTGTTCATGGTGGGTTCCTCTGTGTCAGTGAACACAGTATACACCAGTTCACCGTGGGCCGTCAATGCCCACACGAGCTGAGGGGTCTTTGGTTTTTTGACAACGATCGACCATTGTTATCTTTTTGAATAGCCCTACGCTTCAGTAGGATTAAGAATCCATGCTATAATAGGGGGGCGGTTAAGGGACTAAGGAGGTCGGGTATTCTGGCCGCCCACCCGCGCGCGGTAGTTTTGAGATTTCCGTACCCAAAACTAAATTTACGCTTGACCCTAAACTGCTTCCGCTGTTATAATTGGTGGAGTTGGAGCCATACCGGTCCAACACAACCCGCTCTAAACAAAATGCACCACATCCTAGAAATTCTATATCGTTGGAAAGAGTTTAAGGAATCTTTGCCAACCATCAACAACTGCCACTAAAGGAGTTCCACATGAGAAACTTATCAGACCTTCAACGCGCCCTAGTGGGCTTTGACCGTTTTTTCACTACACCCGCCACAACCTACCCACCCTACAATGTCTACCGTAAGGGGGAGGACTATCACATTGAGCTAGCCGTAGCAGGCTTTGATCGCCAAGACCTGTCCGTGACCCTAGAAAGTGGCGAATTGGTTGTAAGTGGCAACCGTTCCGCCACAACCGGCGAGGAAGAGGTAACCTGGATGGTTCGTGGGCTAGCAGGCCGAGGCTTCCGCAAGGTGTTCTTGTTAGAACCCCACCACTACGTAGACACCGTCAAGTTGCATCAGGGCATACTGACCATTACCGTAATGGAAAAGGTTACCCAGCCCAAGGCCATTGAGCTAGAGATTCAGTAATGTTACCAGCCACCACCCCACCCCAAACCCCTGCAGAGGTGGTTCAAATCGACCCCGAAGGCTTGGAAATTGCGAACTTGTACACCAGTTGTGGCAGCCCTCAGGCTGTTAGTGACCAGCTGGGGGTCCCACTTGACCAAGTGGTGGCCACCCTGCGTCGCCGTGAGGTCAAGAGTTACGTAGACTACCTTTTCCAGAGCACCGGCTTTAACAACCGTGTTAAGCTACGCAAGGCCATGGACCTGGTACTAGAGCGTAAGTTTCAGGAGCTAGACGAGGGTGGTGGCGGGTCAACCAAAGACATTGCAGATCTGCTCGCTTTAAGTCACAAAATGACCATGGAACACCTGGAAAAGGAGATTGCCTTAGAAAAGCTCCGATTAGGTGGGGAGAGCGGCTTCCGTGGACCCAAGTCTCAGGTGAACGTACAAATCAACGAGGGGGCTGCGGGCGGGAGCAACTACAGTACACTCTTAGACCGTTTAATGAAGGGCACCTAATGCTAGAAATTTCCAGGGTTGATGTGGAACGTGAATTCATCCAAGACTTTCCAGCCGATCGCCGTTTTATTAAGCTGCCCATTCAAAACTACTTAAAGTTGCTGACCCAGGGTGGGGAGACCGTCTACGATAGCTTAAACGCTCCCCAAATTGCACTGATCAACGCGGTCAACAATCCCCTCTACCGTTTCGTGGTAGCCTGCTTTAGTCGCAGGCTGGGTAAAACGTTTATGGCCAACATTATTGGTCAGTTGGTAGTTTTAATCCCCGGCAGTAATGTGTTGATCATGAGCCCCAACTACAATCTAAGTTCCATCAGCTTCGACCTACAAAGGTCTTTTTTACGCCAGTTTGACTTGGAGTTGACCAAAGACAACATCAAAGACCGCATCATTGAACTGGAAAACGGCAGCACCATCAGAATGGGTAGCTTGAGTACTGTGGATAGCTGCGTGGGTCGCAGTTATGATCTGATCATCTTTGACGAAGCAGCCTTAGGTGAGGGAGGTGAAGAAGCCTTCAACGTTTCACTGCGACCTACCCTAGACCGGCCCGGTAGCAAAGCTGTTTTTATTAGCACACCCCGTGGAAAACACAACTGGTTTGCTGGTTTTTACAACCGTGGGTTTTTGGATGATTATCCTGCCTGGGTTAGCTTGCACGCAGACTATACAGAAAACTTTAGAATGAGTGAAAGTGACGTCCAGGAGGCTCGTAGTACGATGACCAAGGGTCAGTTTGAGCAGGAGTACCTTGCCAACTTCAACACCTACGAGGGTCAGATCTACAACTTTGATCCACAGTGTGTGGTGGAGTTTGAGCACCACGACGGTTGTGAGTTTGGGGCGGGAGTAGACCCTGGATACCGTGACGCTACATCTTTCATAGTGGTATGCTACTCACCCCGTGATGACTGTTTCCATGTAGTAGACGAATACCTTCAAAGTGAAGTGGTTACTTCGACCCACGCCAGGGCTTTCCGGGAATTGATAGACCGCTGGGGGGTCGACCCGGTGTTTATTGATAGTGCAGCAGCTCAGTTTGCTGCGGACCTAGCCTACAACTACGACATTGCTACGATCAAAGCCAAAAAACAGGTCCTAGAAGGTATTGCTTACGTCCAGACGATCGTGGAGCAGGGCCGGTTAAAGGTTGCTCCGCACTGTACACACACCCTAGAAATGTTAGACCTGTACCAATGGGATCAACGGGACACCCTAACCCGTGAAAAGCCGATGCACAACCGGGTCAGTCACATGGCTGACGCCCTGCGCTACTGTCTTTACACTTGGAATATATAAAAACCATCCTTTATGAGAATTTCTTGTACCTTTAAACATTTTTCTCATATTTGCCCTTTGTAAGTCATTTTGTCTGCAGAATTCTGATAAATTTTCTATTTCATATATTTTGCCCTCTGGAGAAATAACTTTTGGATACGTAATACCTTGAGCTTTAGCTGAAAATAAATTTTTTACAGTGGCTCCATGATTTGAATGTCTATAACTATTTCTTTGCTCCCTTACAGACTGAAGTGTATTCCAGATCTCTGGATATTTTTCTCCAATCCAACGATGTTGTACTCCTTGAGCAATTTTTTTAATAGTAGCATAACTTATATTTGTTAGTTCTGAAACTTTTAATAATGTCAAGGTATAGTCACACATAAGTTTAGCAGCTTTTAGTATCTGTTCATTACTATATACAGAAGTACCTAGTTCATCCCCTTTAAGTTTAGACTTCCACTTAGGCATATCTTCAGCATGCTCCAAAGTATTAAATCCGTCTAAAACTGAATTAAATATTTCTATTGCCTCGTTTTCGTTGTGGTTTAGTTCGCTCTCTGAACACTCTAAAAGTATTTCTAGCTCTGGGGCTCCATACAATAGATATGCTTCTAATAATTTGATAGAAGATCTACCACCACGTAAATTTTGTAAGTGACTGATATATCTGGACTCTATATCTATAGATTGACCTACATATACTTTATGAGTATCTATAAATTTTAGTAAGTAAATTCCACAAGTCATATTTTATCTCCTAAAAATTTTATTATACCATTAACATGGATCGTTTAACAAGTATAAATTTTTCTTGGTGGGAATAATTAAATTGGTATTGACTTTTGTCGGTGTTTGGTTTATAATATAGAAAATTTTAGAGGTGTGACTTGGCTAAAAATACCGGAAACCGCAAAAGAGACGCCGTCAAATGGATTAGGGACAAAGCAAAGAGTGCTTATCAAAAGAAAGGCACCTGCTTCGTTTGTGGCGGAGTCGAAGACTTGGAACTACACCACACCCACAGCATGGTCCTAATGATGAGAGAGTGGTGTGGTGAGCGGGGGTACCCCTTAAACACGGACGAAGATGTACTCAAAATCCGTGATGAATTTATTAAAGCTCACCACCGAGAGATTTACGAGGAGGTCTACACACTGTGTAACCCTCACCACGTCCAGCTCCACCAAGTATTTGGAAAAGCTCCGGCTCTAACCACAGGGCCACGCCAGAAGATCTGGCTAGAAGAACAGCGCAGTCACCGTACCGGTGAACAGGTTGTTGTACCACAAGCTGAGGCAGACCGCCCCAGTTTTAGGGTCAGCAATTGGTTCAGCGAATTCTACGGTGGTGAAAGGCTACTTTTTAGCTCGTTAGCAAAGGCATAAAAATGATTAAGAATTTTACAGGCTGGATTCGTGAAAAACTGAATCCAGCTCAAGTGGTGATCAGTCGTGACGAAGGTACCGACATTTACGCCACAAACCCCATCAATTACGTTCAAGCGTTTAATCGTTTAGAAACTGTAAACCGCGGTGTCAACATGGTTGTAAGCGGCTGCAGTAGCTTGGATTATGACATCAAAGATAAAAAGTTAGACGGTGTGGTTGGGGGTGTGCGTCAAAAGACGCTTAACACCCTCTTAAACTTCCAACCAAACCCCTACCAGAGCATTCAAGACTTTCGTCAGGCCATCTTTACAGATTTTGTGTTAGACGGTAACGTGTTTTTATACTGGGACGGAGTGTACCTATACCACCTGCCCGCCACGAACGTTTCCATTGAAACAGACCCTAAAACTTTTGTAAAGGGCTATCTGTACAATCGTGAGGTGGCGTTTAAGCCAGGTGAGATCATACACTTCAAGGACCTAAGCAGTTTAACAATCTACCGCGGTACTAGCAGATTGCAGAGTGCAGACCGCAACATCAAGATTCTCTACAAGATGCAAGGTTTTCAGGAACAGTTCTTTGAGAACGGTGCTGTAACTGGTTTAATCCTGACCTCAGACAATACTCTTAGCCAGATGGCTAAAGACCGCACAGTCCAAAACTGGATGGCAAAGTACAGCCCTAAAAACGGTGCTCGAAAGCCCATGATCTTAGACAGTGGATTGAAGCCCGCAGCTAATATTTCTAGCACTTTCCAGGAAATGGACTTTGATCAGAGTATCAAAACCCACGACGAAAAGATCTTAAAGAGCTTGGGCGTGCCACCCATCTTGTTAGACGGCGGCAACAACGCAAATATCAGCCCTAACTTACGGTTGTTCTACTTAGAAACAATAGTACCCATAGTAAATCGTTATGTTAGTGCGGTAGAAAGATTTTTCGGATACGATGTGGCAGCAGTTACCACAAACGTGTCCGCATTGCAGCCAGAGTTAAAAGATGTGGCTGCTTACTATTCTACTCTAGTCAATACCGGTGTTTTAACCGCAAACGAGGCCAGAGTGGAGTTACGCTATGAGGCGCTATCCGGTCACGATGACCTTCGCATTCCTGCTAACATTGCAGGCAGCGCGGCAAATCCGGCCACCGGCGGGCGTCCAAGACAGTCGGAGTAAGGAGCGACATGAAAGACAAAGTATTACGTTTAAGTAGTGCTTTTACCACAAAAGCTGCTGAAGGCGAAGACGCACTCTACATCGAAGGTTACGCAAGTACTGTCGACATAGACCGTCAAGGAGACGTAGTACCCAGTTCTGTATGGGAGAAAGGTCTCCAAAATTACCTTAAAAATCCAGTTATTTTAGCCTATCACGACCACAATAAACCAATTGGTCGCATGACAGGTCACAAAGTGGACAGCAAGGGTTTGTGGATAAAAGCCAGAATTTCAGCAGCTGCTGAAATATATAAATTAATCAAAGACGACATTATTACTGCTTTTTCTATTGGATTCCGTGTCATTGACGCAGAATACAACAGTGTAGCAGAAGCATTTTTAATCAAGGACTTAGAGCTGGTAGAAATATCGGTAGTATCGGTCCCAGCAAATCAAAATACTCTTTTTCAATTAAGTAAAGCGTTTGAGTCAACCGAAGAGTATGAGAGTTTCAAAAAGCAGTTTGTACCCGAAGCCAAATCAGCTAAAGGGCTAGAGTCCGCGGGGGACACAAACAGCACATCACAAAAGGAATGGAAAATGGATCCAAAAGAACTACAGCAGATGCTTGCTGACGCCGCTAAGACTGCTGCCGAAGAAGCAACAAAGGCCATGCTAGCTCAACAAAAGGCCCAAGAAGAGAAGAAGTTAGAAGAAGCCCGTGCCCAAGCCGAATTAGAGGCTAAGGTCAAGGCTATCGTAGACAGCAAGATCACCGTTGGTGAAAGCGGTGCTGAAAAGCTACTCAAGGAAGTAACAGCTCGTTTTGAAGCTCAAGCCGAAGAACAGAAGAGTGCTCTAGCCGGTCTAGAGAGCGCACTAAAGGAAAAGGCTGCTGAAATTGCTCGTATTCAGTCCAGCAAAATGACCTTTGGCGACAAGGCCGACGGCAGCGCTGTTAGCTACGACGAAAAGGAAAAGGCTGTTCTACTCAGCAAGGTTACTCGCAAGAGTATCGAAGACACCAAGTTTGGTAGCCAGCTCTTAACCAAGTATAACGGTAGCCAGCCTGGTGCCCACATTCCTGGTGCTGTTCCTTGGGAACAAGAAGTCAGTCTCCGCATGGAAGAGGAAGTTCGTCGTCGTTTAGTCATGGCCCCTCTAATGAGAAACATCGCCATGCAAACAAACGTCATGAAGATGCCCCTAAACCCAGAAGCTGGTTATGCTCAGTGGGTTGCAGGCACAGACTTTGGTAATGCAAACAACAACTCTAGTGGTAACACAGCCATTCATGCCCTAAAGGAAATTACCCTAAGCGCATTCAAGGTAGCCACACGCGAGTATATGGCCTACGAAGAGGAAGAAGATTCTCTCCTAGCCGTTCTACCCGTTGTTCGTGACGCCATGGTTCGCCGTGTAGCCAAGACAGTTGACAGAGCTTATATCCGCGGTCAAGCCACAGCTGGCGATCCACTCAAGGGTGTTGCCGAGTTTGATGCCAGCAGCGTTGTTACAGTAGCCGCTAACGCTGCCGTTTCAATTGCCAACATGAGAGCTCTTCGCAAGGATCTAGGTGCTTGGGGTATCGATCCCAGCCAGTTAGTCTATGTTGTTAATACAGAAATCTATTACAACTTACTAGACGACACCAATTTCCTAACAACCGACAAGGTTGGCGATCGTGCTACCATCCTAACAGGTCAGATCGGTTCTATTGGTAACACACCAGTTATCGTTAGCGCTGAGTTCGCTGATGTTGCTGAAGATGCTATCGGTGCCTTCTGCTTCCACCCCGGTAACTTCCTAGTAGGTAACCAGCGTGGTCTACGTGTCGACACAGACGATCTAGTTGAAAGACAAGCTCGTGTTTTAGTAGCTTCACTACGTACAGGCTTAACACAGATGACCACCAACCTAGGTCAAGCTGTTTCCACCCTACGTTATTCAGCCACTGTTTAATGTTTAAAATCAGAGGGAGTGATCTCCCTCTGGTTTTTCTAGTGGCTTACTGGAGTTACTAGAAAAACCAATGGAGAATAACTATGGCAAAAGACCTTATTACTCTGC